CAAGCGGATGGTGGAAGCTTTACCATCATTACAAGCGTTTTTCGATATTGAATGTAACGCAAAGTCATTACTGATTCCAAATGGCTCAAGATGTATTCCAGTTGTTGGGAAATCACGCGACGGTAAAGGTGCTCATCTGGCAGTATTGGATGAATACCATGAAGCTCAAGATGATGAGGTGTATAATTCCCTTTATCAATCTACCGGTTCCCGCGTACAGCCTCTTATGTTAGTGACCACAACGGCAGGATATACCATTGAAGGTCCTTGTTATCGGTTGCAAAAGGATTGTGAAGAGATGTTGTCCGGTGAATCCGATCGACCTGAGTTATTCGCATTGATTTACACACTGAATACAGATACAGATTGGACAACTGAGGACGCTTTACGAATGGCAAATCCAAATTATGGGATATCTGTTGACATCCGGCGCTTGAAAGCCGAGCAACAAGTGGCTATTAAGAAAACTAATAAACAGAATGTCTTTAAGACAAAAAAGCTCAACATTTGGTGTAATTCAGCTACAGCATATTTTAATATGCATAGCTGGCTATTGCTTGGTGATAATAAACTGAAAGACGAAGACCTTAAAGGTTGTGAATGCTGGATGTCTGCTGATTATTCCAGTAAGTTGGACTTAACCTGTGTAATGAAGTTGTTTAGGAAAGATTCTACATACTATTGTTTCCCAAGGTTCTACTTACCAATAAATACAATTAAAGATCCAACAAATCTGAAAATGGAAAGATGGCATCAGGCAGGATTTTTAGAATCTTGCCCAGGAAATTTAATTGATGTAGATCAAGTAGCGGCAGATGCTATTAAGGATATCCAGACCTATAAACCGAAGTGTTTCTGTTTTGATGAGTACCAATCTATACTGTTCACCAATACGATTGGTAAACAGTGTAAAGATTTAGTGTTAGTTGGTATTAAACAGGATTTTAAGAATCTAAGTCCGCCGATGTTAGAATTGGACGCTTTAATTGCAGATAAGCGAATAAGACATGCGGATAATCCGATTTTAAATTGGAATATGGCTAATGTGATGGCGTTATCGGATAATCATGACAATATCAAACCAGTGAAGGATAGTAAACGATCATCTAATAAAATCGATGGTGGTGTGGCACTGATTATGGCTATTAGTAGAGGTATGTTGACACAACCACGGAAGGTTGAGCCATTTAGAGCATTCTTTGCCTAATGGAATGGTATAAATAGGATTATAAAGATATGATAATAGAAAATAGGTGGTATTAAATGGGATTACTTTCAATCTTTAAACCCAAACAAGAACTGCGTGGTAATCCATTAGAGAATCCATCAGTATCTCTTGGTTCGATTGGTGCAATTTGGAGCTGGATCTCCGGTTCTGAACCAACCGCCTCTGGTGAGTTGATCGATGAAACCATTGCACTCCAAATAGTAACAGTCAATGCATGTGTCCGTATCATTGCGGAAGCAATTGCTTCAATGCCATTGATCCTTTATAAGAGATTACCAAGAGGTCGTCAAGAAGCATTAGACAATCCACTACATGATCTACTTACCGTCGCACCGAATCCAGAAATGTGCGGACCTGTATTTTGGGAAACAATGGTTGGTGCTTTAGCATTGACAGGTAATGCATATGCATATGCCCCAAAAGTTGCTGGTCAAGTAGATGCCCTATGGCCTCTACATCCACATAAAACGAAACCCATTAGACTACCAGATAAGTCACTTGCATATCAGTGTTGGGAAGGAACAGATCAATCCCATCCAAAGATCTATGCTGCCGAGGATATATTACACTTCAAATTATTTTCATTAGACGGTTTACTGGGTTTAAGTCCTATTGCAATGTCTCGGCAAGAGTTAGGCATCCAACGGGCCGCAACTAAAATGGTTGGACGTTTCTACGCGAATAACGGTAGACCATCAGGTATCATGACGCCGAAAGAAGGATATGAACCAGATGAAAAAGTCTTACTTCAGGTAAGAGAATCCTGGCAAGCGGCCAATACGGGAGAGAATTCATTAAAGACCGCTTTTGTTCCTGGTCAGTGGGATTATAAGACACTTGGATTAAATTTCACCGATATCCAGTTGCTCGATTCACGGAAGTATTCAAGAACTGAAATAGCGGCCTTATTTCATGTGCCAGCCCATCTTGTTGGTGATACCACTCGCCAATCAAATACTAATAGTGAGCAAGAAGGTCTTTCATTAGTCACATATTGCTTACGTCCGTATCTCAAAAAGATTGAAATGGAGATCCAAAAGACATTATTACCTTCTGTTGGGCGTAATGCTAATAGATTGTTTGTTGAATTCGATATTAGAGATTTACTACGTGGTGATTTTAAGACAAGTATGGAAGGTTATCAGATAGGACGTAATTCCGGCTTCTTCAATGCAAATTATATCTTGGATGAACTTGGTGAGAATCCCATAGGTCCAGTTGGTGATATATACTGGATGCCAGTCAATTACATGAATGCAGAGAATGCATTAGATCCTAGTTATGTGCATCCAAGTAACAATCCACAACCTAAAGCGGTTGATACTACACCTAAGTTGATTGAAGCACCTAAAGAACAAACAAAGGAAAGCGTGGATGATGGGGCAAGATCGATTCTTTCAAAGGCATTAATTATCGGTCCAGTGTTTAAAGATAGTATTGGACGCTTATTAAAGAGAGATAAGCGTTATTTAAGCATCATTACTGACATCTTTACCCCATGTTTAAGATCTATTCTTGATTGTTCTATAGCTGATACCAGCAAGCAATTGAACATGGAATGGAATAAACCAAGCGAGATTGACAAGATTATTAATGATACATGTAGGTCAATTGATAAGCGTGCTGAGAAATGGGACATAACTAAAGTGGATGATATCGTGGCAGTAGAGTTTAATAAGTGCCTCCGGGGCATTGTAAGTGCAGTTTATAAGGAATTTGGGGCAGAGTTAGTCCCACAGGAGTTAAAATAAAATGGAAAAACGATTTTTAAAAGTTAAAGAATTGAGAGTTGCAACCGGTGCGGACGGTCAAAAAACACTTACAGGTTACGCCGGTGTTTATAACTCTTTATCAGAGGACCTTGGTGGATGGAAAGAAAAATTAACACCTGGTACTTTCTCTCGGTCGCTTAAACAACAACCAGATATCAGGATGTTTAGTGAACATGATCCTAAACAAGGTATTTTAGGTCGGACAAAAAGCGGAACACTTAAAGTAGATGAAGATGGTTCTGGTATTCATTTTGAATTGGCAGTACCAAATACTACTCTAGGTAATGATGTTGTTGAATCCGTTAATCGGGGTGATATTGATGGCTGCTCATTAGGAATGGTTGTACGGGACTGTAGTTGGGATAAAGTTGATGGTAATGTGTTAAGAACTGTCAATGATGCCGATCTGGACCACATTACTGTCACCAGTATGCCAGCATATACAGGTACAAGTGTCCAATTAAGAACGTTGTTCCCTGATGGTGCTCCACAAGTTCCAGAATTCAGAGCCGCAGATAAAAAGACTCGTAAAGTAGATAACGAGGATCTTACTTTTGAGGATTTCTTAATTGGTAAAGCTGATGACCCATCGACATGGAAGTTACCTGTTAAATTTTCAACTCCAGAGAAAACCAAAAGTCACTTACAAAATGCGTTAGCTAGATTCAACCAGCTTAAAGACGTGAGTGAGGAAGAAAAACAAGCCGCATGGACCAAGTTAGTTAAGTTAGCCAAGGCCGCTGGAATTAATGTTCAAGCGGAAAGGTCGCTTGAGAATCCAAATCAAAATCAGCCCGGTTCTGGTTGTATGGATGGGTGTGATAATTGTTGGGCAGGTGATTGCCAAACATGTTCAAATCCAGATTGCATGGATTTGGAATGCCGGTGTGAGTATGCGTTTCGGGCGCTGGATGATAAGTTGCTGGCAAAGATTATAGAGACCCGCCTCAAGTGGCCGGATTAGAAGAAACTATAAATAATTAACAGCGCAACCTGCGCTAACAGTTAGCGCAGGTTGCAACCTGCGCTAACGTAAAGGATACGTAAATTAGGTTTTCATCTTCGGTTTCTTCATATCATTCCTCAATCCGGGAGTACAATTACAGAATCATAAT